ATATAAGTATGAAAACCCATGGGATGTCTAACACTAGATTTTATAAAATATGGAAAGGGTTAAAAACTAGATGTTATAACAGGAATTATAAGCATTATGCTGATTATGGCGGTAGAGGTATAAAAGTATGTGATAGATGGCATAAATTTGAAAATTTTAAAAAAGACATGTATGTCACATATAAAGACACATTATCCATAGATAGGATTGATAATAACCGAGGATATTGTACAGAAAACTGTAAGTGGGCAACAAGGCAAGAACAAAATCGTAACAAAAGAATGCACAAGCTAACAAAGGAAAAAGTAAAACAGATAAGAATTGAGTATAAAAATGGCAGCTATGGGATTGGTGCTTTTCTAGCTAGAAAATACGGTGTTTGTAATGCAGTAATATCAGAAATAGTAAACTATAAAAGAAATTATGCTGACATTTAATACTTTTTAATAAAGAAATATGACTAAAAATAAAGGCGGAAGACCTACTGTGTTTACTAAAGAAACTATGCAAAAACTTGAACAGGCTTTTGCTATCGGTTGTCCTATTGCAGAAGCGTGTTTCTATGCAGGGATTGCTGAGAGAGCTTACTATAATTATAAAAAATTAAACCCAGAGTTGGTGCAGAATTTGGAAAGGCTGAGGAATAAGCCAGTTTTAAAGGCTAGACAAACTATTGTTAATGGGCTTGGTGAGGCTGACAATGCAAAATGGTATCTTGAAAGGAAAAGGAAAAAAGAGTTTTCTACTAGAACCGAGCAAGCTGTTGAAGCTTCACTTGTTGATAAAACAGTTGATGCGACTAAATTCATTAATAACCTATTAGATGACGATAAAGAGGATACGGACGACTAGGGAGTGTTTGATTGTGTTGCGAAAAGCGTATGCAACAGGTGATCAGCAAGTTATTAGTCAAACACGATGGTCGTTAGGAAAAGAATCTTTTAGGGGGTTCGTTTTGGCGTATTATTTCGAAGCAATGAAATATAAAAATGCTGATTTCTTAGAGAAATGGCAAGACTTATTAGAATTTGATGAGTTTGAAATGATTCTATTAATAGGGTTTAGGGGGTCGGCGAAGACGTCTCTTGCTAAGATATGGGCTACTAGAGTCATTTTGTATAAGATACATGAGCTTGTCGGATATGTTTGTTATGAGAAAGAAAAGGCTAGTGAATCGTTGTTTGATATTATGACATGGTTGCAAAGTCACCCTTTGATTATTCAGGATTTTGGTGACCAGTTCGAAAAACCTATTGATTTGAGACCAGAGAAAAAGACTCAAGGGAATTTTGTAACGACTTCGGGTGTTAGGGTTACGGCTATATCTATTAGTCAGACAGTACGTGGTAAGTTACATGAGTTTGAACGTCCTAATTGTTATATTGTAGACGATTTCGAGAATAATACGACGAAAAGGAGTGCTGTGATGACGTTTAAAACTAAAGAGTTCTTTCGTGAATTGCTTTCAGGGTTAGGGAATAATCCCAATTTGTTATTTATTTCTAACTACATATCAGATACGGGGTCTGTTGCATGGTTAGAGGGGTTTGCTAATGGAAATAAGGATTTTCATGTTGAAAGGCAACCGTTGATCTTAGATGGTAAAATTACATGGCCAGATAAATACGTATTAACAGATACTGAACGTGAAAAATCAAAACAAGAAGAAAAGCCTATATCTATTGAAGCGTTAAAGAGAAAATTGAATAAAGATGGTGAAAAGGTTTTTGAACAAGAGATGCTGCTTGAGCCTATTACTAAAGGTGATATGTTCTTTGATCGTGAAATTGTTGATAAACGTATTAAAGCAATTGGAAGTGCTAAGCCTGTGATAAAAGACGGGTGGAAAATTTGGGATGAATACAGAAAGGGTGGGAACTATGCCATTGCTGCGGATGTTGCCGAGGGGTTCGGGAATGATTCAAGTGTTATACAGGTGATTGATTTAGATAATGGGAAACAGGTAAGGGAATTCGAAAGCAATTTGGTTCAACCTTCTCGCCTTGGTAAAATGATGGTTGAGCAAGGAGTGAAAGCCAATAATTGTATATTGTGTCCTGAGCGAAACAGTATCGGTGTTGCCGTGGTTGATTCGATCAAAAATGAGGATTATAATAATATCTATAGGGAAAAAAGTGTTGATAAGATCTCAAACAAACCTGTTCAAAGGTTTGGCTGGTATACAAGTTCAAAAACAAAACCAATGATGCTGTTTGAGTTTAAGAGGGATTTTGAGGCTGGTGAGATTGAGATTAATTCGTTGCAATTATTGCGAGAAATGCGGGCATTTACTAATGATAAGGTGACGGATACAAGGTTTGATTCAGAGTTGTCTAACCATTTTGATAGAGTTATGGCGTTCGCTATCGTGTGGCAAATGAGGAAAGTAAACAGGGTGAAGGGCTTTGTAAATTATAGTTCATAGATTCAAAGTTCGTTTTTTCTAGGAAATATAGTAAGATGTAAATAGAATATAAAAAAATATATATGGCTACAGAAATAGTTGGTAAAATCGAAAGTGCTAGACTGAAAAAAATCACAGGGTTCGAAGAAATGTTGACTGATACATATTTGAGTAATTTGAATAATAAACAGACAAGGTTTATTTACGACAAGTTTTTTAAAGGGAGTGCATCGTTAAGGAAACAAAGGCTTTCGCTTTTAAATATATCCTATTCGTTACCTCTTTTAATTTCTGAAAAGATTGCGGACTATGTGGGGACTCCACAAACAGAGGTTGGAGTTGATTTGCATGATTATATCATGTCATATGCTTGGGGTGGGTATGCTGTTTTTAAATGTGAAAAGAGGGATGGAAAGTTTGTTATCACACAACACAATACTGATGGATATGTTAAGAATGATGACGGGTCAGAGGATTTACTAACTTACCTGTTAAGTGAAAATGCTAATGGTGTGATTGAGAAATATATATTGAAACAAACATACTACAAAGGAACTGTGACAAACAATTTGTATAAGATGGCTAATGCTACTGATTCAACAACTACAACATCAGTAATTAGTGAGGACAATCAGTTTGATGGGAGTATCAAGGGGTCGCCTGTGTTATTAAATTCGCTAGATGCTACTGCTCATCTATCAGAATCAGAAGTATTAGATGGTAGCTTTAACCCTATTGTTGTTGTTAACAATACGAAAATTAGCAGTAAGGTGTACGGAGAAAGTGAGATATCAAAGGTTAAATCATTGATTTCTTCAATAGAAATACAGTTGGTTAATCTACAGGATCAATTGTTGAAGCACTTACAAGCAAAACTTGCAATACCGACGTCAAAATTACCAATTGATAGTAATGGAATGGTTAACATGGCTAATCTTGAAGTTATAGGGATGGAAGCTGGTGATCCAATGCCTCAATATATAATAAATGAAAACAAACAAATAGAAAAATCTTTTGTACTGATTGAACACATGATCAGGCAAATAGCTGTAGTGTTGTCCATGCCTGTTGATTTCTTTGGATTAAAAAATGAGGGGGGTGTTGAGAGTAAAGAGGCTAAAATGATAAAACTAAGCCCTTTTATTAAAAAGATTGAAAGAGTGAGAAAGCATTTTACTACAGGATTACAACAATTGGTGAAGATCTCAAAGAGCTGGGGGGTAACTACTAGCGATGTTATTGTTTGGAGTGGTGTGTTCCCGACTGATAAAGCGGTTGAGGCTAATGAATTATCAATAGCTTTGGATAGTCAGTTGATTAGTCGAAAGAAAGCTATAATGAAATACCAAGACATTACTGAGGACGAAGCTAATATAGAAATGGCTTTAATTAATAATGATAATGCAACAATAAATGACGAAGACTTACCTATCTAGTGAGCATGAGCAAATGCATAACACCTCGGAAAGGCTAGAAGAGGAATCAGCTATACGGTTTAACGAACTTATAGGGGTTTTTATTCTTATTGGTGAAAGTGTGCGAACAAAGAAAGAAAAGAAGGCAATGATTAGGCGTGAGGTTTTAAAGATGAACAAATGGATTGATAAGTTTAGTGATAACTCTACAAAAATCTATAACAGGTATGTAAAGAAGGCGTATAGGCAAATGGGTAAGCGAGCAAAGCAATTGTCTGGTGCGCAAGCTAAAGAACGGACTTTGTTAAAAGATGAACTTGTAGGGAATATGAAAGGTAAACTTAGTGATTATGAAAAGAAAGCACAACGGCTTGTATTGATGAAAGAGCTTGAGAAGCTTCGAGAAGCTGATCTTGGTTATAAGAATGCAACTGCAAAATCAGTTGTGAATAAAAAAAAATTAAGGAAAAATTTCGTATTCATGACAAGTAAGGGGAAAAGGATGAAAACTAATCATATTATGAAACTTGTTGTTGGTGATGCTATATGGCAAACCATGATGAGTGCAAAGGTTAGTACGTGGACTGATGCTGGTGAGAAGTGGGGTATTTGGCGTTCTATTATTGATAGTAGAACTACTCCATATTGTCGTGCAATGAATGGTAAAAAAATAGATATAAGAACGCATGCGATACCGCCAGTGCATTATGCTTGTAGATCTACAGTTGAAATCATAAATAAATAAAACAATATGCAAAAATGGGCAAAAGTATCATTGAATCAAATGCTACAAGTTACAAAGAAGGAGCTTTATATCATGCGAAGGAATAGTGCTATCAGATTTATACCTGTGTTTGTTATTTATTCGTTATTAAGCATTTCTTTATTAAAATTGGCACAGTATATGTTGACTTAATTTGACCAATTGGCAAAAAGTGACTATTATTTAAGTGCATGCTAATCCGTTTTAGGAAAAACGTTAAAAGTTCCCGACATGATTGTCGTTAAAAAATCTTTACGTCTTGATATAGACGGTAAAATTAATATTTTAACATAAGTAATTATGGAACAAGAAGCAGCAGTGAAAGAAGCTATCGCAGAACACTACAACTCTCTTACGGAGGATGAGCAGGGGAAGTTTGATGCAATGTCTGATGAAGATAAAGAACTTCATAATAAAGAAATCGCCGCTAAGTTGAAATCAAAACATGAGGAAGGGGGAAGCAATGACGACAAAGTGCCTCTTGCTAAAATGCTTGAGTATAAACGACAGGCGAAAGAAAATGCGGAAAAGTTAGCTAAGTATGAGAATGAAGCTAAACTGAAAAAAGAAGCGGACATGGCTAAGAATGGGGAATACAAAGAACTCCTCGAAGCCAAAACCACTGAACTTGAAAGCTTAGTAGCTGAAAATGCGGAGCTAAAAGACCACCTGGGTGTGTTCACCAAAGGAATTGATGAGAAAGTTGATAAATTTTTAAACTCTATCACAGACGATACAGATAAAGAAATGATCGAGGCAATTCTAAGCGGTAAAAATGCGAGTGAAAAGGCTAATCTATTACCAGCACTTCAAAGCAAGTTCGGACATCCTGACAATATTAATAATAATAATGTTAAAGGGAGTCATAAACCGCCTACTAGCGAAGTTGAGATTGCGGAACTTCAAACAAAAATTGACTCGGCTGTCAAAGACGGTAAACCAATGGATGTTTTAAAGCTTCAAGCTCAATTAAGAACGCTAAGGGCGAAATAATTCACTAATCAAAAACAATTATGCCTAATTTACAAAATTCTCAAGAATATAATGCAATACATATTCCTGACGTTAACCAAGTTTTCACTAGTCTAATGAAGAACAAACCAATGGTCTCTTCTATAATTGGAATGAGTGGAAAAGCTCTTAATCACAAACATGAATGGTTAGAGTACAAAAAAAGTCCTACACAATGGCAAACTGATGGAGCAACTGTTGCAGGTGTAACTACACTAACTTTCGACAGTACTGAGGGGGTACAAGTTGGAGACGTATTGAAATTCACTGCATCCACTGGTGCATCTATTTCTGTTAAAGTTAAAGTCCTTACTGTTGTTGACGCAACTGATATTACAGTGACTCGACCATATGGTGGGACTACTGATATGACTATTCCTGATAATGCTATCGTTTCTCTTATCTCAAGAGCTAAAAACGAAAACAGTGGAGAAGGTCTTGGAGAAAATGTTAAACCTTCAAGAGTATTCAACTTCACACAAATTTTCAGACGTGATCTTGGTCTTTCAAGAACTACTTTACAAACTGCTCTTTACGGTTTAGCTACTGAAGCTGATCGAAATGCTAAGGTTGAAGAATTAGTTAACTTCCAAGTTGCTAATCAACTAGCTGATATCGCTTACGAGTTCAACAACTCACTAATCGATGGTGTGAAAGAAGAACGTGTAGACGGTGCTGCTGCTGGTTCATTCGGTGGTATACTTCCATTCATGGAAGCTCAAGCTTCATCTCAATATGACGCATCAGCAAATTCTGTTTCTTCTCTAATCTTGAACAACGCTATTGATCAAGCAGTAGGAAACGGAGCAAACGGAACAGAATTAACTGTTTTGCTTTGTCATCCAACTCAAGCACGAAAAATCTCTGCTTTCAACACATCTGGAAACAATCCAGTAATGAGTAGAACAGAAACAGTTTCAGGTTCTTATGTTGTTCAATATCAATCTGATCTTGCTGGAACAAATGGAGGGGCTTTAACAACTATCGTTGTTGACAGAAACTTCCCACAAGACAAAATTGCTATCTTGAACCCAGAAAGTTTAAACATTGCACCAATGCAAAACTTCTTCGTACAAGAAACAACTGATCTAAAAACTGACGGACGAACTTGGAAATTACTAGGAGAACTTACTCTAGAATTCAAGAACGCTGCAGATTCATCAATGTTAATTCACAATTTAGCTTTATAAGTTAGTTATTAAACAGTGAAAAGATAGAGAGCAGAAATGCTCTCTTTTTTATTTTTATTTATTAATGAAAATACGATATACTATAAATGAAATATATATATAACTATTAAATATATGAAAGCATTTGAAGCACAAAAAGGGAAAAGAATTTATTGCATAACTGGCGATATCTTTTTCGTTGCTTCGATTTACAAAACTGATAAAAAGGAAGAAATAGAAGCTCTTGATAGATGTTTAGATGTTAAAGAGGTGAAGTCTAAAACAGTAAAAGCTGATATTCAAGGTGATTATGAATTTGAGGGAAAGGTGTACAAAACCGAAGCAGCAATGAAGGGGGCAATGACTAAAGCAGCTAAAAAAGAAGAAGTAAAAGAAGAAACAGAATAATCTAATCACAAAAACAACTATGTTTAATCAACAAATAATCCCTACACAAGCAGTACCTGGGCAATATGGTCTTGTGATTGTTAATCCTGACGGGTCAACAGTTGGAGGAGGGGTTCAAGGAACTTTATCTTTAATAAAAGAACAATCGGACTATTTGCAAACGTTTTCATATCTAGATGCTGGTGCTGCTGATGAACGTGTGAGTACAATAGTTCACAATTCAGCTACTCTTTCACAAAGCATTACAGAAACTTTTGCTTATACTGGATCAGCGGGGAATTATAGAATATCAACAATAACACTATCATAACATGGGATTATCCGACACAATTAAACATTTAAACGGGATAGGTGGAAAACATAAAGCTAAAGATATAAAAATTACTGATACAGGTGGTTTATATACGAGTGACAACGTTGAGGAAGCTTTACAAGAAATCGGGGATAAAAGTATGACTGATCCAATGACAACAAGAGGTGATGTTATTGTTCGTGATTCGAGTAATGCAACTGCTAGACTTGGAGTAGGTACAGACGGACAAGTTCTTACTTCTGACGGTACAGATATTAGTTGGGAGGATTCTGTAGGGGGAGAAGCTTCAACTGGGGCAGTAGTAAAACCAACTATCACAGATAATGGAGATGGCACTATTGATATAGGAACTAATGGTGTTGTTAATTATATGACTACTGCTGACGGTGTTAGTGGAGTAATAGAAAGAGTTAATGCAACAACAGGTGTAACAGCTTTAGCATTGACTGATGGTGTTAATAATTATGTTTATTCTGATTATAATGCAGGTTCTCCAATTTATGCAGTAACAGTTAATTCATCAGAATTTGGAGCAGATTATAGGAAAATACCTTTAGCTAAAATTTCAAAAGAAGGAAATGAACTGTATATGATGGAATATGATTCACAAGGTATTCTATTGGCAAATAAACACCTAATGAAAGACACGATCCTTAATGACCCACAAAGACAAGACGGTTTAACATTATCGACTTCTGCTACTAGAATTTCAACAATCAGTTCAGGTTCTGCTTGGTTCTCGGTCGAGAGATATTCTTTAGCTGAAAATGTTTCAGGAACTTCTGGGACACTTACAGAATGTTATTTAACTGCTGGTACTTGGAATAAAGCAGTAGTAACTTCATACGATTCAACTTATTATTCAGACGGTACAGATAGACAATCATTAGGGACAAACAAATATGTCGCTAAATATTTCTTTAGGGGTATTGGAGATGATAATGATGTTTATTATACTCATGGAGATACTTATAATTCAGAAGCTTCGGCTTTATCAGAAGCCGTGCCACCTACACCGTTTATAATATCTTCTCATGCTTTGTATGTTGGTAAAATAGTAATAAAACAAGGTGAAACGAATGGTACAGCTTATCCTAGAGCTTGGGGAACATCAGTTGTAGGTTCTGCAGTACAAAATCACGACGATTTGGCTAATATCAACCAAGCAGGTACTGGTATTGCAAATGGTCATATTGATGACGGTGTACAAACTATTGCAGGTGTAAAAACCTTTAGCGATGGTATTGTTGGAGATATAACGGGAAATGCAGACACAGCAACAGCTTTAGAAACTGCTAGAAATATTGCAGGACAAAGTTTTAATGGTACAGCTGATATAGATATAGCATCTACTGATTTAACTGATACAGCTAATATAGCTAAACTAGATGCAGCTAATACATTTACAAATACAGGGGATAATAGCTTTGCTGGTAATGTAGGAATAGGAACGACTAGTCCAGCAGAAAAACTAGATGTTATTGGGGATGCTCACTTTTCTGCGAATGGAAATAGTGGAGTAGAAATAAAAACAAATTCATCTAACACAGGTTTAATCACAGCACACAATCTATCTCCAGCAGACCCTGGTACAAGTACAATAAGCGAGGGTGCAAACTTTGGGTTTAATGGGGCACCCTCTAATTTTTTCGGAATGGGGTTAGGTGCAATTAGAAATGGCAAGTGTGATATTTGGTTTCAAACTGGAAATATCAATGGAGGCGGTTATAGATTTTATAAGGGTATAACTGAACTGGTTACAATATCGAAAGATGGTGATATAGGCATAGACGCACCAAATCCAATAGAAAAACTCGACATTGACGGAAAAGCATCAAGTTCATTTATAAGAATGTGCAATAACAATACTGGGAGATTAGACAATGAGGGATTATATGTTGGTGTTGCAGGGACAACGGGAGAAGGATATATTGGAACAAGACATAATAAAGCATTACATTTTAGAACAAACCAAAAAGACGCTCTATTTATAGACATAAATCAGAATGTAGGTATGAACACAACTACACCACAATTTTTATTAGATCTTGATAAGGATATACCTACTATTCTAAAAGCAGGAGATGATAAGCCTATATACCTAATGAGAGATTGTGCAGTAGGATTTAACGGTTATTATGATAATGGCTGGAAATATGGTAAAGGGTCTAGTAGTGATTATGCAGTATATACAGCAATCAACGCTGGTTTAGGTACATATACTATCGCAATTACAGAAAATGCTGGGGACGATGGAGACGAAGCAGTTTTTTCAGAGGTGGTAACAATTACTAAGGACAAAAATGTAGGTGTTGGAACAACTAGTCCAGATACAAAACTACATATTCACGATGCAGAAAGTGATGCAACCATTACGCTATCTGGAGACGATGCAACTGCTGGTATAGGTAGAATTAATTTTACAGATACTACAAGTGGCTATACAACATTATTTAATGTTCTTGGCTCTAATAGGGCGGGTGATGACAGTAATCGATTGACGTTATGGACTACACCGAATGGTTCAAATTATCATAAATATTTTACAGCACTAGAAAATACTGCAGAAGACAATAGTGCAGGTGATATGGCGTTTGCTGGGAAAATAGGTATAGGAACAGATGCACCAACAACAGAACTTGAGGTTGTTGGTGATATAACAAGCGTTGGAACTAAATGGACTGCTAGAACAAGTGCTGCAAATAATGGTTGGTATGGTATTGCATATGGTAACGGAATGTTTGTAACCACTAGTGATACTGGTACTGGTAACAGAGTTATGACCTCACCAGATGGTATCAACTGGACTTCAAGAACAAGTGCTGCAAATAATAATTGGAGTGGCGTTGCGTATGGTAATGGTCTTTTTGTGGCAGTTGCTTATACTGGTACTGGTAACAGAGTTATGACTTCACCAGATGGTATTAATTGGACTGCTAGGACAAGTGCTACAGATAATCGTTGGATTAGCATTACATATGGCAATGGAATGTTTGTGGCAGTTGCTTATAGTGGTACTGGTAACAGAGTTATGACCTCACCAGATGGTATCAACTGGACTTCAAGAACAAGTGCTGCAGATAATAATTGGATTAGCGTTACATATGGTAACGGTCTTTTTGTGGCAGTTGCTTATACTGGTACTGGTAATAGAGTTATGACCTCACCAGATGGTATTAATTGGACTGCTAGGACAAGTGCTACAGATAATCGTTGGCGTGGCGTTACATATGGTAACGGTCTTTTTGTAGCCGTTGCTTATACTGGTACTGGTAATAGAGTTATGACCTCACCAGATGGTATTAACTGGACTTCAAGAACAAGTGCTGCAAATAATAATTGGAGTGGCGTTGCGTATGGTAATGGACTTTTTGTAGCCGTTGCTTATAGTGGTACTGGTAATAGAGTTATGACCTCACCAGATGGTATTAATTGGACTTCAAGAACAAGTGCTGCAAATAATAATTGGCGTGGCGTGGCGTATGGTAACGGAATGTTTGTAACCACTAGTGATACTGGTACTGGTAACAGAGTTATGACCAGTGGTAAACAGCTTGTGAATGAACAATCCAATAAAATTGAACACGGCGAAAAGAGCTTCACTGGTAATGTAGGTATTGGAACAACTAGTCCTACTTCTAAACTACAAGTAACAGGATTACCTGAATACACAAACAATACAACAGCAACAGCAGGCGGTTTAACAGCTGGAGCTTTTTATAGAACAGGAGATACACTAAAAGTCGTACATTAAGACTACTAATATAGGGAGGTTTTGTAGTTCCTCCCTTTAAAATAAACTACACATTTAAAACTTATTAAAAAAACTATGTTTAAAATTACAGAAGAAACACTACAAAAGGTTGTAAACTATATGGCTCAACAACCATATGCACAAGTTTTTCAGCTAATAGCTGAGCTACAACAACTAGAAAAAATTGAAGAAAAAGAAACTAAAAAATAACATGACAATAGAATACATATCACAGGCAGGACTACTCGGAGTTGGGGCAATAGCAATATTTCTTACGTACTTATATTTTAAAAAGAAACTAGACGAAACCCCGGTATCAAATCCACAAAAACACAGGTTCTTTAACCTTGTTGAATATGAACTATTAAACAGAATCCCAAACATAAAACTTTATCATAATGAGGTGTATTGTAAAGGTAGGACTGAATTGTTCAGGGATATATTACAGATCAAATTTAAACATTGGGAGGATGGGTTAAGAGAAGCAATGGTAATGGGAAATGACAAGATGAGTGACAATGAATTACAATCACTTCTAGAAAGGGCGACATTAAACTTCGTAAAAGGTTATCAAAGAGAGTGGAAAGACACACTACAACTAGATAAAGATAAAATAGCACTTGTAACTAATAAATTTAATAAGTGGCATCAGAGTAAAGTAGAGATGTACATGGATTCTATTAGAGGAATTTGCCAGGGAAATTCTTTTAGTTCAGTAAGGGAAAAGGCTAATGCTTTCCTAGAGGTTAATTGCTCAATGTTGATACTCACAATTATTGATGCAGAGGAAAGTTTGGGGAGTTTAAACGGAGATTTATCAGGTACACAATACAAGGATAACATAATAAAATAAGCGTTTTGTTCCCTATTGTCCTGATATGTTATACACTAAAATCAGTATTAATATTATTAATAAAAAAATATGATTGTAACAGTAGACGAAATAAAGACATATTTATATGGAACAACAGTACCTGCAAGTTATGACACTCTGTTTACACAGTTGATAAATGAAGTTGAGGCAGAAATAAAATCATATACTGGTGTCGTTATCGGTAATGATACAGAGTATGTATCTATTTCAAATGAGGTTGGCGACGGTGCTAATGTTCCTGTAATTAGAACTAGGTACAAACCTGTTAGAACACTTACAAAAATTGAGGTAAAGGATACAGATTTTAATTGGGTTGAAAACACTGATCAAGATTTATCAAATATTGATATAGATGGCAGTGTTATTCATACTAAAAGTGTTTATGCTAGGGGTGTTATGAATTTAAAATTTTCATATACGGCAGGATATTTAACAACTGAAGTTCCAGAGGATTTAAAAAGGTGTGCGATTATGATGGTTATTAGTGCTTTTAATAAAAGGGAATCAATCGGATATAATTCGCAAGATGTATTAGATTTAAGTTTAGCTATATCAAATACAACACCTATTGAAATAGCTAATATTTTAGAAGAGTATAGGGGAAACTATTTGGAAAAAAATAGGATAAGAGTCGAAAATGCAGCAGCAACTTATTAAGCACAAACATTATGAGAACAAACATGGTTTTTACGACATACAGGAGGATCACAGAGGGGAGCGAAAGGAAATACAGCACTACGCCTACACTTGAGAATGTAACGGGCTATATGACGCCATTAACAGCTGAAAAGAGTGCGATGCTGGGTGTTGATTATGCTGTTGACACATATAGTGTGCAAACAGATTCACAAGATTTTGAAAGGCATGATAAAATTGTAATTGCATTCCCTACACTTTTGGCTGGTGACTATTATGTAACAGGGTTAAAGAAACATTTCCTTAATGGATTAGAGAAAAGTAGTTTAATAATAAACCAAGATGCTTAGTATCGAGATTGATCAGAAAAAAGTGGGAACAATGCTTGCACTTGCACCGGAAAAAACACGGAATGCATTAAAAAAATCATTACAAGAAAGTTCTGCATTCGTTCAGAAAGATGCTCAAAAACTAGCACCTCTAGACACTGGCGAATTAAGCAAAAGTATAACAACTAAGGTTCATGGGCATCATTATGCAAAGATAGGGACAAGTCTGGTTTATGCAGCGATACAGGAATATGGTGGAACTATAAAGGCTAAAAACAAACCGTATTTACATTTTAGAACAAAGTCAGGGAATTGGGTAAAGGTCAAAAGTGTTGTTATAAAGGCTAGAAAATACATGGAAGGAGCGTATAAAAAGAATATAAAGAAGGTTGTTAAAACGTTTGAAAAGAATATAGATGCAATATTTAAATAAAAATTTATGAGTTTAATCAGTATTAGAACACAGATAGTATCATTGTTAGATAATATAAAAGTAGCAGCTGGATTTAATGCTGTTTATTATGATGCACCAACGTCTATCAATGTAACTCCTGCTGTAGCTGTTATTTTGGGCGGATTTAGTGAAGAAATTGGATCAAATGCGGGAAACATTTTAAACTGTACATATACAATCCGTGTAATGGTTGAAAAAAAGGAAAGTGATTTTAATGATGTTGAACAAACAAGTAAAGTTTTAAACATTACAGATGCAATTCTTGCTGAATTTAGGAAAAAAGAAAACACAACGCTTAGTGGAGCATCGTATTCAATGATGACTGCAAATGGATCTCCGTTACAAATAGGCGAACTTGAGCAAATTAACGTATTTTATGTTAATATAGAACTAGCTGTAAAAGAATATAATTCAATTTGTTAATAAAAAAATATGGATAAAGCTAAAAAAACAGTAATGAATGATGAAAAAAAGGAAAAAGTTGTTAAAAAAGAAGAAGTAAAAAAACAACCTATGAAAGACTTTGTTTTTTTTGAAACAGATAAAAATGTTATAATAAAAGCAATGGATCTAAAAGAGGCAACAGAAAAATATAATCTAAAAAAATAATATGGTTAATCAATTAGGAAGACTAAATGGAATAGGTTTAGCAAAAGAAGCAGTGAGAGGAACAGCAATAGCAACGCCAGATTTTTGGTTACAATGGGAAGCTATCAACCATGATGATGTTGTTACATATGTTGACAATGTGAGTGGTAGTGGTTCAGTTGTTGATTCTAGAGGTAGTGAGGTTGTATCTAAACATGCTGAAGGCGGTTATGATTTCTTAATCGGGTCAGAATCTTTTGGATTACCTTTGCTGTCTACACTAGGTGCTGTATCAAGTGCTGCTGCTGGTGGTGAGACTGCTGTATATGATCATACATTCACACTAACTAATACAAGTGAAAGACAAACGTTAACAGTGTTTGAGGATACACCAAATGGTGATCGAAGTTTTGCAAATGCTGTTTCTTCAGGAATTTCAATCAGTTTTGAAGCTGGTAAATTAATGAATTATAGTCTTGGGTTGACTTCATTTTCTGGAGAATCAAAAACGCTTTCTGCTAGTTGTCCTGTGGAAAATGTTTTTAGGCCACAAGATTTCAGTATTAAAATGGCTGATGATGTTGCTGGTTTAGATGCTGCTTCAGTAATAGTAGTAAAAACTGCTTCGGTAGAAATTGCATGCGCTGCAACTCCAAACGTTGTACTAGGTCAATTAAACCCTGCTGATATATTAAGTGGTACGTTCGGCATAACTGGTAAATTTTCTTTACTAATGGACGATGCAACTTATACAGATTTACAACTAAATGGATCACATAAAGCACTTAGATTATCACTACAAAATGGTGATGTTGATATCGGTGTAGCTTCGCATCCTGGATTCACGATGGATTTGAGCAAATGTTTCTTTCAAGAAATATCAAACAGTAAAGGACTTGATGATTTAGTTGAGCAAGAAGTTACATTTAAAGCGACTATTGATTGTGCAACTGGATTGATAGTTGACAATGTGGTTCTTACAAATACAACTGCAAGCTACTAATATTAATTAAAAAAGTAAAAAATATGGATAATATTTTCGTAGATGATTCACTAATAAAGATTGATTTAAAAGATGGTTTATTTGTAGAAGTGACTGCAAGTATGTCATATGTAGAGTTTAAAACTTTATTTGCAAAGGGTGAGCAAACTGATTTAGATTTCTTAGTGGCAGTTGTAAAGAAATGGAACTTTAAAAGTAAAGATGGTGTAGAAATGCCATGTAATGAGGACAATATAAGAAAGCTCTCCTCTAAAATGGTTATGCCATTAGCTAGTGAATTGATTCAAATTTATATGCCGGAAAAAAAAATTCTACAGGACTCTATAAAAAAATAGTCAGAGGGTATAAAGTCATTGATGGAAGTGAAGAATATACGGACTATGTAATGTCAAAAGAGTTTGGTTTGGATTGGAAACGTTATAACAACAAAAGAATGCAAACCTTTATTGAAATAATGAATTACGAAACAGAGAAAGCAAATAACCAAATTAAAAAGAATGGCAACAAAAGAAGTTAATATAGTCATAAAGGCAACGGACAAGGCAACTAAGACGTTTTCCAAAGTTGGGAAGGCGTCTGTTGCTTTTGCTAGTGCCATTGGTGTAATGGCAATAAATGCGGCAGTAAAGTTTGAGAAACAGATGGCTAGTGTTTCGACATTGCTAGATGGTGATGTCGATAAATCAATTAAAAACCTTACGTATGGCATCGAGGATTTATTAAGGACTATGCCTGTTACAGCTGATGAGCTAGGAATTGCTGCATATGATGCTGTTTCAGCTGGTTTTGGTGAAACTGCTGATACATTATTGGTTTTAGATGCTGCATCAAGATTAGCGGTAGGTGGTCTTGGTACGGTTAAAGAGGCAACACTGTTAACAACAGGTGCATTAAATTCTTTTGGAATGAGTGCTGAAGACGCTGATGAAGCTGCTGATATCTTATTCAAAACAGTTAAAAAAGGTACAACAACAGTATCAGAACTAACACAATCTTTTGGTAATGTTGCACCAATCGCAGTCGATACAGGTGTTTCATTGAAAGAATTAAGTGCTGCCACTGCTGCAGTTACTACAACAACTATGAAAGCATCAGCTGTTCAGAACAGTTTGCGTCAGCTCTTTTTAGAAATGACTAGTGATACAACAAAACTTGCTGGAGCTTTTGAGCAAATGGGTGTTTCAAATGTGAAAGCTGCTGTTGAAGCAGAGGGATTTGTACCTTTGCTAGAGCGTATGAAAGTTGAGCTTGGTTTAACAGATAATGAGTTTAAGAATTTAATTAGTTCAGCTGAGGCGAAAACGGTAGCAATGGGATTGTTAGGTAGTCAAAGTGATGAGTATATTGAGACTATGGCTAGTATGCAAGATGGAACTAATGCATTGACTGATGCGGTTGATAAACAAAGCGAGTCGTCAGCTGCGCAATATCAGATGTTGAAAAACAATTTAAATGTAGAATTAACGCATTTAGGTAATACTATTTTGCCAGCCTTAGTGAATGGAATGGGTTTAGTTAATACAGCCATAAATGAAACTACTGGCTTATTTTCTGAGTGGAAAGGTGTTATTAGTGACGCAGGGCAAGACACGTCTAGATACATGACTATCGTATCAAACTTAAAAATAGCTGTAGACAAATCAACTGGTGCTGAGAAGGATTATTTAAAAGCGGTGTTAGCCACGGCTGAGGTTGGACTTAAAAAGCAAAAGCAGATGGCCGACGGTCATATTATCATGGCTACAAATATGATGGACATAGAAAGTGACATGAAAAAATCTATAAAAGATTTGTCAAAGCAGTGGGGTGTTGATTCTAAAAAGATGGGTAAATCAATGGAGGGGTTAAGTCTTGACACTATTGCATATTTGTCAGAAATAGACGGAGAGTTCTCACAGGAAGTATTGTTGTCTGGTGTACGAGCTAAAGAAATGACAGAAAATTATGCAGAAGGCATAAGCGAAGGGCTGCCTAGTGTTGAGGGTGCTGTTGAGAATGTTATTGCAACTATTGATAATATTGATGATACAGATTCTGCTATTTGGGGTGTGCATATGTTGGGAAATCTTGCACAAGGGATGCGGGATAATTTACCGGCTGTCAGTAGTGCTGTTGATGCGACTATGTCAATCATCAGAAGGCTACAACATTCAACAAATGAAGAACTTCCGGAAGAGCTTTGGGGTCAACATGCCAGTGAAAACTTCGGGGTTGGTTGGATGGTAGGTAATCAAAAAGTTAAATACGCTGTTGGTGAAACAGTAAGTATTTTAAATGCGTTTGGTCAAGAAGTTGATATAGTTGTTGGTGATGTTTCAGGATATTGGGATGCGTATACAACAAAGCTTGACGACACAAATAAAAGTCAAAAAGAATTATTCAGTGACGGTATTACTGGTATAGCAGAAATGCAGAAGGAGTATGAGTCAGAGGTTGCTAAAATTAAGAACACAATATCAGGATTACAGGAAGATCTTTCAAGTATCTTTGGTGAAGCAAGTGAGAAAGAAGCTGAAAATAGAAATAAATTAGCAAATGCCATTGTTGGAAGTGAGGAAAAAATGGCAGATATAAAAGCGCAAATTCAAGAAGAAAGTGATTGGGTTAAGCGTGATCAATTACAAAGAGCATTTGAAGAGGAACAGGTTGTTAGAGATGAAAACAAAGCTCTTATTGAGCAAATGGAAGTAGAAGTTACAGAGATTAAAAGATATAATAACCTAACAAGACTTGGGCAAGCTGTCGAAACATATCATAAGGAGCAAGAAGCTTTAAAGATTTGGAAAGATGATGCAATAGCTTCATGGCAAGAGCAATACAACGAAGCTGAGACATCTTTAAAAGGAATTCAAGAACTTTGGGGAATTAGAACCGAAGCACTTAAGGAATATATGGGGGAGGAAATAGGCAAGAATGGTGAGTTAAAATCAGCTGTTGAAAGTTCTATTGACGAGGTGAAGGAATTAATTAATCAATTAAAAGAATTAGACAGGCAACAGTCATCAATGGGCATGAGTTCTGGCGGTGGAAGCGTTCCGCGTATGGCAAAGGGTGGTATTGTTAATAGTCCTACGCTTGCATTGATTGGTGAAGATGGTCCGGAGGCAGTTGTACCATTGAACAAGAAGAACAACCCAATGTATGGTGAAGGTGGTGGTACTATCATAAATATAACAGGAACATTCTTATCAGAAGATATAGCCGAGGAGCTTGGCGACACTATTGTTAGAAAATTAGCACTTAGCACCAGATTTTAAATGAATATACAGGTTAAAGTAAACGCAGTAGATGTTACTAGTCAGATTGATTTTAGAACGTTTAAAAAGACTGATGTTTTGACTAGTCAAGTGGATAGTCTAGATTTTAAATATACTAAATACGGTGATAGAACTTTTGTCCCTCAAAGGGGTGATGAGGTTGTAGTTACTGATACAGACATATCAACTATATTGTTTGGCGGAATCATTGTTGAAGTTAATTTAGAGCTTCAAAAGAATTCAGTAGTAGACTATTTTGTTAAGTGTTCAGATTATTCAGCTGAATTGTCAGGGGATTTAATAGCTAATACATATGAGGATAAAACTATTCAATATATAATTGAGGATATTTTGCCTAGTGGATTCACTGCAACTAATGTACAAGGTTCAATTGTTGTTGGTAAGATTGTATTTAATTATATGAATGTTTCAGCGTGTATAAAAAAGCTAGCTCAACAGATCAATTATAATTGGTATGTTGATTATTCAAAAGATGTACATTTCTTTGCAAAGAGTACTGAACCATCACCGTTTAACTTAACAGATGATGACCCTAATTTAATAGGTGGTACATTGCAAATTGACAAGTCAAATAGTCAAATGCGAAACAGTGTTTACGTACTTGGCGGGACATTTGTTGGTAACAGTAGGGTTGAAACATATGATTCAGTAGCTAATCAAAAACAATTTCCATTAGCTAATAAGTTTTCGGCAAAGCCAGCAGTAACTCAAAACGGTTCACCAATAGCAGTTGGAACAGAATATTTACAAGATTTTCCAGACGGACCATTTGCAGCATTGTGGGATTATAACCAAAAATATTTAAGATTTGAAACAGCTCCTACTGCTGGTGATGTAATAGCTATAACAGGAACGCCGCTAGTACCTGTAATAGTTAAAGTCGATGAAGTTGTGAGCATAGGTAACAACGGACTTAGGCAGTTTAAAATAGAAGACAAGTCAATCAAAGATACAGACACAGCAAAGCAGAGAGCGTTGGCAGAATTAGAAGCATATAAAGATGGTGTAGCGTCTGGTAGTTTTTCAACTTATACAGATGGATTGCGAAGTGGGCAGACTATACAGATCACAAATACCCTTTTAGACATTAGTGAAAGTTTTCTAATAAAGAAAGTTCGTGCTAAAATGTTAACGAATGACACGATTATTTATACTGTTACTTTAGTAAGTTTTAAAATCACTGGAATAATTGAGTTGTTACAGGATTTACTAAATATCAAGACAGAGCTAACTGATTTAGATGAAAACACTACACTTACAAAGATAAATCAAATAAGCGAAACAATAGACTTTGATGAATTGATTGAGGTTCAGGCACAAGTGCAAATTAATGAGATTATAGATGTTGCTGAAAATGTAAGGGAAAACCCTTGGGGAGCTGGTGTGATAGAATGGGTTTGGGGGATATACACACCAATAGGTCTAGCAGATCCAAAGAGACACCCGAAATATAATAGAGGTGCAAAATATCAAAGCTAAAAGATAACTTAAAATAAATGATAAATTCAAAAGTAAAAATTACAGGACACGTAACAGCTAAGTGTTATGATCAAAGTTGTTTATCAGCCGAAGACTTGGCATACAATAAAAAACTAGTTGCTAGTGGTGGTGACAGGTCAACAATGAAACTTGGAAAGCTTAGTTGGAAAGACGAAAAAACAAACCTAATATCAAATGAGGGTTTTGAGGTTATCGGTCAGCTTTTAACGGGGCTGTATGGTTCAACTGGTGAGATTACGCATTGTGCATTAGGAACAGGCACAACAGCACCGACAACAAGTGATACGCAACTAACAACAGAAGTTTATAGAAACAATGTTGCATCTAGTGCAGTTGTAAGCAATATAACTGATTTAACAGCTTACTATTCAGAAACAGAAGTGACAGGAACATTTGAAGAGTTCGGTACATTCATTGATGGAACAGCAGCGGTAAATAGTGGTAAACTATGGACTCATGTTTTAACAGGTGGCTGGACTAAATCTAGTAGTGAAGCGTTAGTGATTTCAATTACTTATACAATGACCTCATCATAAAATGATTATAGAAATAAAATTAGAAACAAGCGATAAAGTTAAAGTTGCTAGGATGATAAATAGGTTAAACCTTGAGCAATCAAAAAATAAATATGATTTATTATCGTATAAGATAGACGGAAAAGAGCAAATAAAAACTAACTAACAAGACATGGTTCAAATATGGAAAGACCCAAACACATACGCATCAAGTGACGTTGCAATAGGGGATGACGTCACTATTTCCGACCACAATACGGTCAGGGAAGACATTGTGAGAAACACGAAAATCCCACAACGATTCGGCTATTGTAGCGATATGGATTATAATGTCGAAGCGTCGTCTGGTGGCGTTTTTATTGGAAACCATCAAATGGTAGTTGGCGCATATCACAACTCAACATACTTCAATTTTTTATACGAGAATCCATACAAAGGGACTTCCACTTCGGATAAAATAAATCACGATTACCCTTCTTTTGACGGCAGGACTATTGCTGGCATAGAAGTAAGAGGATATGCAGTGATCGGGTATTACGCATATGTGATGATTGTATTGGATGATGATGACTCAGCTGATTTTAATTATATTGTAGAAAAGTACGACCTAAGAGACGACACGCATGTCGCAACAATGTACGAGTCTGGATGGTCAACGGGGTGGATGCAATACGCTTCAATGATGAGTGATGGTACATATTTATACATAAACTATGACGGCTCAACGGATGACACAAAAATAAACTACATTAAAAAATACTCCATAGGCGCAAGCACTTTGACCTACGTGGAAACGTATACAATGCCATTGACACACACAAAAGATGGTTTTGTGATGGATTTGCGTAGGACAAGCGCTGTACTGAATGACACTTACATTATCTGTGGGTATTGGGTCTCCGGCAAAGGGGGTGTGTTTGTATTCGACACAAGTGGCTCATTAGTACTCGATCCTGTGATTTCTTCATATACATTATGCAATAAGGTTTTTGAAGGGTACCCATATCTGCAGGGTACTACTAATGATAGCTGGTATAGGCATGCCCTTGGGGATTATTTAGAAAACTTATAGTACGACACAGCCACATGAAAGTGTGGCATTATAGAATTTAACTTATATCAAATGATACTAGCTGACACTGTAGAATATAAATTTAGACGTCCGCTAAATCAGAAACAATCGCCTAGCTGTTCTACACACGCTTTTTTAGGTATGCTTGCTGAATTGGTGGAAAATAAAACAGGTGAGAATACAGACTTTGACTATCTAGGAGAGTTCGAATCAATGGAAGAGATGCGCAAAAATAAAAGGCGTCTTAGTTACCTACTCTCTAAAGGGAGTCAAGGATTTAAAACTCTAGATGATAGACTTGTTAAGGTTAAGGCCTATAAAAGAGCGGGTAAATATTTTTCTGGAACTAAAACAGCTGAAAGAATATGTAGGGATCTACAATTAATAGGACCAATGCTCACAAAGATAAGGTTACACAAAAACACAAGCCTTACTAAATGCGGATTTAACAAAGTACTGAAAAAGATCTCTGGAGAATGGACAAGGAGCACGCACGCTATTGTTATAACAGGGTTTAATCTTAAGAGGGAGACATTTATCATTCAGAATAGTTGGGGACTTAAGAAGTCATATAGAGAAATTAAGTGGAAAGATTTTGTAAAAATATTCCGAGAAGGGTATTTTATTAAAACAATATCAATAACTGATTAATTATGATTACACCAATGGATTACAACCCCAGTAGGTGGGGATGGCGATATGGGAGTAAGATGGGGCGGAATACTAACACATATCAAAAAGTATGTTAGGGACTGGAATAATAGAAACAATAACATGGCACATGGAATAGCTCTTACTGGGTTTGATAAAGAAAAGAAAGTCTTCTATTTGGCTAATAGTTGGGGCGATGCTAAAAGCGAGAGAATGATTAGATTTGAAGACCTCTACAAGGTGTATGCAAATATCACATTTGTAGAAGGTGTTACAGTTTTTAAAAAATAATTTTATCTATATGAAGAAAACAGCAATCAATATCCATCATACAGCACACTTTGCTAAAAATGATGTTGCGAAACAGCTAAACAGTGTAAATTCTGGACACAAGGCACGTTGGAACGCCTCAACACGGTCTAGCCTTGGATACTATGTTGGTTATCACTATCTAATAGAGAGAGATGGTGAAGTTGTACAATGTAGAAAAGATTCAGAGATAGGAGTTCATAATAACAAGGGGCTTGTATGGTCAACTCGTGGTCGGATTTCTGCTAATTACTATGCTATAGGGATTTCTTTTGCTGGGAATATGAGTAGGCAAGAGTTAACAAGTGCTCAAATTAAAAGTGCTGTAGAACTTATCGAAAGGCTACAAACTGAACACGACATAAAAGATGATCAAGTATTGCCACATAGGCATTATACACCAACTCAATGTCCCGGTAATAACCTACCAGACCCGTTATGGGCGTATTTAAAAGAGATGGCTAATAAGATGCAAAACGAACCACGATTAGATAGCCCTATAGTAGCTTGGTGTAAAAAGTGGGGTATTATTACTAAATGGAGTACTAAACCATCTGATAGCGAGTTAAAAGACGGTTACATTGCTTATAAGATTGGGTATCTAAATGCAACTAAGGCTAATAGGAAGAAAATATATACACTAGAAGAAATCAACAAAGGAATGGAAGAAGTAATTAATAACTTAAACAAATAAACATGGAAATTTTAGAAAATTTAGACGTGATCGCAGCGATCGGTGTAATGTCAACATTCTTGATACAAGCAATTAAAAAGACATTCGGGAAAAAATACATCTCTTTGATCTCAAAGATTATCCCAACACTGATAGCTTTAACCATTGCTGTAATGGCAAACTATGGCCTTGAGGAAACAATCCTAAACGCTGTAGCGCTTGGTGCTACCATCTATACTGCATCAGCGGGGTTGTACAAGTTGAAGTAAAATTGACCCTAGGAAAGTAGTCATATATAATCAGAGTACTCACAAATATACTTTGTGATCTTACGACGACAAACAAACCATCACTTAGCTGGTGGTTTTTTTGTGCTACATGCCCACTACATGCAATTTGTGGCTAACATACATCGTTTTCCAGACACCAGTAAAACGATAGGAGTAAATTATGTACAAGTTTACCTATTACTTAACATTCGTAATTTTGCTACTTAACATTTAAGAAGTCTTTTTAGCTTATACAGGGGTTTTTATCGGGGTCGCTAACAACTCATTACTTGCAAAGCCACATATTATTAATTAACAAACAGGAGTAATTACTCCTGTTAAAAAAAAGACCCTTGAAACACAAGAGTCTTACCGAGAACAATTAAGTGCCGCAACCTTATTGTCCCCTTATTATAGGTTAAAGCCTAAACCTATAATATAAATATTCTTATTTCACTTTTTACACTTTTTACCACTTTTTACGACTTTTTACATTGATTTGTAAAAACTAAAATCCGCAGAGAGGAGAAGAGAAATGGCTTATATAAGGTATAATATAATAT